GACCGTGACCAACACGCCGAGCGGATAGCCGCTGACGTTCACGCCGGGCGGTTGACGGTGGACCAGGCGGTACGGCTGGCGCTTGCCGTTGGACGCATCCAAGGGTTGTACGCCAGTGCAATACAAATCGGCATCGATTCCGGGATCGTGTCCGATTTCAACAAAACCCGGAACGGAGGAAACGGCAATGGGTGAACTATCGGTGGTGGAATCAATGGCGGTGCAATGCGGCATGGTGCCCGCCGAGTTTGAACGGACGGTGCGGGACACCTGCGGATGTAAAAACGCCAGCCCGGAACAATTCGCCGCATTCCTGTTGGTGGCGAAGGAATACGGGCTGAATCCGTTGGTGAAGGAAATCTACGCCTTCCCGGCCAAGGGTGGCGGGATAACGCCCATCGTGTCCATCGACGGGTGGCTGCGGATGGCGAACGACCACGAACAATTCGATGGCATTGAACACCACGACCACCTGGACGATTCCGGCAACCTGGTCAGCATCACGGCCCGGCTGTACCGGAAGGATCGCAGCCACCCCACCACCTGCACGGAATACATGGTGGAGTGTCGCCAGGGCACCGAGCCGTGGAAGAAATGGCCCGCCCGGATGCTGCGGCACAAGGCGACGATTCAAGCCATCCGCTACGGGCTGGGATTTTCTGGCATCGCGGACCCGGACGAAGGGGAACGGATGTTGCCGGCCCCCGCAGCCGAGCCGGTGCAGTATCGCCCCAAGGGCGAAAAGACTGCCAAGGCTGTGATGGTGGAACGCCTGGCGGAAGTGGCACCAGCGGCGGCCCCCGAGCCGTCCGCATTTATGACGGCTATGGACGCCATCGCGGCCGCCAAGGATCTGAAAGCGTGTGACGGCATCCGCCGCAAGTTGGACAAGAGCGTTGAAGCGGGCCGCCTGTCCCAAGAGGAATGGAAAGACGCCGTTGACGCTGTGCAGGACAAGGCAAACCAACTGATCGATGCGGAGGGCGTCACCAATGGATGAACGAATGGAACCCGTGGAAATGCGGCTGATGACGCTGGGCGCCGCCCTGGTGGGGTGCCATGTGGAAATCAATGGCCAGGAATCCGCCCACATCGTGGCGGACGCCATGGACCACATCGCCCAGTTGAAACGGCAACTGTACGAACTGCGGAAGCAACAGGCTGATCGTATTGCCGCCAAGGCACGGGCACGGAGGCCACGGTAATGGAAGTGCACGAAGTGGAACTAGACCACATGGAATACATGGCCGCTATGCACGTTGGGCTAATGCGGTCATGTAACGGGCGGAAGTTGGGCCTACAACACGCCCACGGTGCGGACAACGGCGATACCGAGGCTATGAACATCCCCGGCGCCGTTGGGGAAGCCTTGGTAGCGAAGTTTTTTAACGTGTGGTGGGGCGGATATGGCGACGTTGGCGGCGCGGACGTTGCCAACATTCAAGTACGGACACACACCACGCCGGGGTATCGGTTGATACTCCACCCCACGGATCGGGACACGGACATTTTTGTATCCGTGTTGGTGCAACAGGGGCGGGGCCGCCTGGTGGGTTGGATCCGTGGCGAAGACGGCAAACGCCGTGACTATTGGCAGGATCCCACCGGGACCGGGCGGCCGGCGTTTTTTGTCCCTAATTCGGCGTTACTACCGATTGGGCGGCTGGCGAAGGCGGGGGCGGACATTGTGGATATCACAGACGAACGGGAAATGTTCTAAGGGAGGGGAACACCATGGCCGGTGAATGGATAAAGATGCGGGCGGGCCTGTTGAACTGCCCCAAGGTGGCGGCTATCGCCAGGGCCGTGGGTGCGGCTGGCGGCCCGAGCTACGCCGCCCTGCCCCGCCAGGCGTTACGGCTAATGACCATCGGCGGGCTACACGCCGTGTGGGCCGCCGTGAACGAACACACCGCCGCCGGAGTGATGGTCAACGCCCACCCGGAGGACCTGGATGACATTTCCGGTCTGGCGGGGTTCGGTGTCGCCCTGGCAGATGCCGGTTGGTTGGTGGTGGACGCCAGCGCCAAAACGCTGACTTTCCCGAATTTCGACCAGTGGAACACCTGCGGGAAGGATGTGACCGCCGCCGAAAGAATGCGTAAACACCGGGAAAAACAGGCTGTTACGCGTAACAGCCGTAACGTTACGCGTAACGACCGTAACGTTACGCGTAACGGTTACGCCGGCGTTACGGTAGACAAGACAAGACAAGACAAGAGTATTAAACATCCTTCGGATGTAGCTACGACCAGTTTGCCGAAGCGGCGAAACAGGTCGCAGCCGGCGGACCCGATCCGGTGGACGCCTGCGGCGGGGTGGGAAGGCATCACGCCCGAGGACTGCACCGCGTGGGGCACGGCGTACCCCGCCTGCGACATCGCCGGGGAACTGGCCCGCATGGGCGAATGGCTGCGGGCGAACCCCGCCAAGGCCCACAAATCCCGTTGGCGGGCATTTGTGACATCGTGGCTAACCCGCAGCCAGGACAAGGGCGGCGGCAAGCCGTCCAACCGCCCCGGCGAACCGGCGCCGCCCAAGGCGTGGGCGGACAGGGCATCGTGGCGGGACGATGCGTGTCGGAATCTGACCGATTCCCAATATCGGGCATGGCGGGCGGCCCAGCGTCCCACGGAAGCCGCCCAGCGTGTCGCCAGTGCCATTTCCGTGGTGCTGAATGACCCGGCATAGCCTTTTTGGGAAACGGCACCTTACACGGCAAGCACGGAGGCTACACGATGGGTCAACCCAATTTACCATCCCGGCACGAACTAACCGCCAACGTCGCCAAGGTGTTCCACGGCACCGCCTACGTGGTGCACGACGCCTGGCTAGAGGTGTGGACAGATGCCCGCTACCTACGGTTGAGCGTGGGCATAGAGGCGGACGCCGCCGAGGATCTGGAAACGCTGGCGGGGTGTGCGTGGGAACTGCGGAAGCGGCTAGTAAAGAAAACCGGCACCCCGTTCGTGGTGGTGGTGTACGGGGAACCGATTTCCCCCAAGCGGTGCCGCCAGATCATTGCCAGCATGGCGAAGCAATTCGGCTAACGATTCACACGCCCCCGGAATGTGGCTACCGTGCCCGGCATGGAAGCCCGTAGCGTTACGTTTACCGTGCCAGGGGATCCGGTGCCGCAGCCACGGCCGCAGGTGTGCCGGCGTGGGGATTATGTCTCGACGTTTACCCCGGACAATGGGATTCACGCATACCGCCAGGCGGTAACGCTGATGGCGATAGCCGCCGGCGCCAAGGCGACAAGCGCCGCCCCGTTGGTGATGGAATTGGAACTGGTGTTCCAGCGTCCGCCGTCACACTTCCACACATCCAAGGCACGGATGGGCGAGTTAAAAGAAACAGCCAAAGTGTTACCACGGTGCGATAGTAGCAATTGCCTAAAGGGCATCGAAGACGCCCTAAACGGGATTGCATACGTAGACGATTCACAGATCGGGCGTCATGTTATCGACCGGCGTTACGCCATGCCGGGGGAACCGGCATACACTCGCGTTACTATCACGGAGGATCTTTTCTATGCTGCAACCGTCACGGAATCGACGGCTAACCGATGAACAGGTTTTGGTGATATTCGATATGTGGGAAGCCGGTAGCACCAGGGCGGAAATTGCATACGCCATGGATCTGACCGTGTGCACATTGGACGAACGCCGGAAAGACCAGTTGGCACACCTTCCCAAGCGCCAGGGGCGGCGGGAGTGTGGTTCCAAGTTTGGCGACAATCCAACGCCGGAACAGATAGCGGAAATCGAAACGCGGAAACTGCAAGTGCAAGCCCGTTGGACTGAACAGGAACGGGTGCTACGTATCCAGGGGATCCCGGACAACACCCAACGGGTACGGGAAATCGCTGCGGCGTACCGCCAACGCTAACTTTACGGTGAAACCGGCGTGGCTACTCTGTTCCCCACTATGCCACCAACCTACCCGGATAGATTCGGCACGGATGACCGCAGCGCCGCAACGCTGGCGGTGGTCTTGCACCAGGGCGACGATTACGCCGGCGTGGTGCGATTCCTTAGCCTACACGCTCAGGCGGATGGCACGTTCCTAAAGGTGCCAACCGACATTTCCAACGTGGTTTTCGATTCCGAAATCCACGACGGCAACGGCGATATGGTTGCCGAGTTTCAGATCCTTGACCACGACGATATGGGCGTTTTGTCTTTCCTGTTGACGGGTGCGGACACGCGGAATCTTCCCGTTGGTTCGTATCGCTATTGGATCCAGGGCAACAATTTCGACACGGGCTATAGCACCGAAAAACTGCAAGGCACCATAGAGGTACGCCCCAAATGAGCCACCAAGACGGCATGGTGTTGATTGAAGTATTGGGCGGCCCTGTTGGTCCCGAGGGTCCACCGAATGCGGGCGTGTTCATCGTTGGCATTGCGAACACCTGGCCCCCGGCGGCTACGCCCGTTAAGGGCGATCTGTGGATCGTACCCGAGCCACCGCCAGCGGGTGCCCCAGCGTGGGCTACGCATGGCCACGGGGCGTTTTGGGATGGCCGGGCGTGGGTAGACGCTGGATTGTTGCGTGGCCCCGAGGGCGAACGTGG